GGGTTGTTTCGAGTAAATATGCCTCTTCTTCGCACATAGGTTGACCCTCTAAAAACTGTCTGGCGTGAACCATTTCATGGGCGAGAGTGATATATCTCTCTGCGTTTAACCTGATGTATATGTTGATGTATGTTCTCTTTCCGAGAGTTCTTGGGTGTTCTATGATACCCATTTGTGTGAATGATGGTGGTAATCTTTTGATGTTTATGACCGCATTGTGGTGGTCTATTCCAAGACTTTTAGATAGTTTTACTGCCTTTTCAAGTAATAATGTGTTCTTGCAATAGATTTCCATAATATAAAGTCATAGTTTTAATCATCATCAATGTCATCGTACCAATAATCATCTATCTCTTCACCTGTAAAAATACATCTCTTGGGTTTGAGTTCTTCGATATCTAAATCGTCTTCGACTCTAACCTCAATTTCTGTATCAAGTTCCTCGGAATAGTATACTAGTCTAATCGCCATCGTAATCCTCGTCTAATTTTCTCTCACCAATAACTTCTTCCCAAAAGTTGTTGAATGATTTTGCCTTACCATCGATTGTTGCAAAGGGCAATGGTTTTTCTTTTTCATCATGAAAATCTAATCCCTTAATATAGATTCTCACACCATGGTGTTCTCGGTCAATTTGTTTCATCATATGTTTATATCTTTCAGACATAACATCTTGTTTGTCTTCTGGCGGAAGGTATAAACAATACTCTGACATTATACAGTCCTATAACCTTCTGACCAAATCTCTAATTCATTAAACCCACCAACATACTCACCATTTGCAGTGATTTGTGGAAAAGTTCTTGCAGTAGGAAACTTCTCTAACAACTCTTCTCGACCAAAGTCTACACCAAGTTGTTTGTAGGTATATTCATACCCTTTCTGTTCACATAATGCCTTTGCCCTATCACAAAATGGACACTGTGGTTTACCATATATCTCTATCATTTTAACTCCTTTTGAATGAAATCACTCAAAGTTTGAATATCACTATCAGATAACATACCTGCCTGTGCCCACATAGTTGAGGACATTGCACCAATCTGTTCTCTGTTTTTATATGCATATAATCTATCAGATATGTAGTCACTAGTTTGACCTGCGAGTTTAGGAAATGCACCCATACCCTCACCATTCTGACCATGACAGGCAGCACAACCTGCCCATAAACCTCTGATAGAACTGAATTCATCAGCACTTGCAAGTTCTTTTTTCTTCTGTTCTATCTCTGCTGGTGTACCATTCAATGCAACATAATCTGCATAACATTGACCAGTGCAACCATGAACTCTATCATAACCTTTGTATTCTAAGTTCTGATATGTTCCTGCAATGAGACCAACCATGAATAAAGAAATTACTACAATATATCCTTTCATACGATATGTTTCTCCCTATCTTTCTTTGCAGTATAAATCGTTCCTGTCTTTCGACCATAGTATGGGTCTTTTTCAAGTCCCTTTGTACCTTCTTGACTGAATAACAATAGTATTAGACAAAAGATACTCATCACTAAACCAACTGTGATTAATACTGCCTCAATCATAATTTTATTGCGAGTAATAAGAAAATCGCCAGCATGATGAAGTTCGCCATCAACATCAATAAACCTAGAATAGTATGATACCATATCCATCTAGTTTTGTATGCGTTCTCTATAGTTAAATCTGCTGGGTCAGGTGATTCAGATGCCTGTTTTTTTACAAGTTCATCTTCCTCTTTCGACCCCCATAATATTTGCCACCATTTGTTCATAATTTAAAATCCGAAAATGTGTCGTCACTGACATCTTGTTTTATCCCTCCAATTACATAAGATTCAATCTCTGTTTCTTGTGGGGCGTTCTGTAATCCTCTACTGTTCAACCAGTGACGAGTCCACGGTAAAGGATTGTTAGCAGATGATACATCGTATATTGGATTGAGACCAATCATTCTTAATCTCTTGTTTGCAATATACTCGACATACTTATTCAATAGAGGAACTGATAAACCTATCATAGAACCATCTCTGAATAAAAACTCTGCCCATTCTTTTTCTTGTTCAACTGCATCTTCATACATTGAGTAAACTTCTTGTTCACAATCTTTCATAACTTTCAACATCATCTTGTCATTCTCATGATTCTGATATGCCTTTAGTATATGTTGTGATGTTGCAAGGTGTTGTGCCTCATCTCTGGCGATGAATGATATAATCTTTGCACTTCCTTCCATAAGTTTAAGTTCACCAAATGCAAAACTACATGCAAATGATACGAAAAATCTGATACCTTCTAGTATGTTGACTGATATAAGGGCGAGATACAATGCCTTGTATAACTCATACTCATCGACTTTTAACCCTAATAGTTTTCTACGACCTAATTCAATGAAATGGTCGTATTTTTCTGTGACCATAACAGCCCTCTTAATGATTGCATCTTCGTCTAAAATAGTATCAAAAACATCGGATGGGTTTGAGTATACATTCTTGATGATGTGTGTATAACTTCTACTATGAATAGTTTCCATAAAGTCCCATGTAATGATACAAGATTCTAGTTCAGGTAGGGTCACGAATGGTAAAAATGCTATGGATGGCGCCCTACCTTGAACTGAATCTAAAAGAGTTTGATATCTTAGATTCGATGTGAATATATGTTTTTGTGCATCATTAAGTGTGGCGTAATCATTTCTATCTTTCTGTAATGATACTTCTTCTGGTCGCCAGAAGTAACCTAATTGTGTTTGTGTAAGTTTGTCAAAGATTGGATATTTAAACTCATCGAATCTTTGCGTGTTGAGTTCTTCACCAAAGAATAGTTTGTTCTTTGTGAAATCGATTTTGTTCTTGTTGAATACTGTCATTTTCTTTTCTTCTCTACTAATTTCCAATCGTCATAGTTGTTTACATAGTTCTGGTAGTCTTGTGTATAGTAATACGCATCGAACTCTTGAAACTCATCATGTGTTTGTTCTTTTGTCCATCTATTTGGGCGACCATCTAGTTCTAATGCGTATCTTGGTTGTGCTGTATGAATATCATGATTACTACCTGTAATAAATTTATCCATTTCAGTCATCTTTGATTGTGCGTTAAAGAAATGCACGAATACATGATAACTGTAATCACCAACTAGATAATCTCTCCAATGTGGTATGTTTGGTCCTTGATACAATAGTAAATCACCTGGTTCTAATGAAACTGACTTGCAACCAGCTTTAATCCTATCTCTCTGGTTCAAGTCTTGCGTTTCATTCTTGATTTTCTCAGAACCATAATTCGCATAGTTCTTATCGTTCTGCACCCATATCTTCCATGGTGTATTATCATCTGTTTGATAATCTAAACATAGTGTTGCACTAATCTCACACGATGGTCTATCAGTGTGAGTGCCTAGATACGCACCTCTCTCATACATTCTAGTATATGAGTATGTTTCTCTCAAATCTAAATCAATATAATCTTTGAGTTTATTATGTATAAAACCGTGAAGTGCAACACCCCATGGTGTGCAATAACCACCTTTAGATTTACCTATTGATGACTCAGGATTCTTATATGTTATATCTCTGACTTCTCTTTTGGTTGCAGTTAGACCTTGACTATCATGTGCCTTCCAAACATCCATTGTATATCTTATGATGTCTTTGGGTATGAAATCTCTTAGAACAACATATCTATCTTTGATTAGTGACCATGTTTCAGGATTAGTTCTGCCTCTGATTAAACCCTCTTCATCTCTTTGTGTATATTCTATAGTCTTTGCATCAAATGGCACAGGCATCGCAATCTTCCTCATCGTCAAAAGGGTCATATCCACTCTGAACATTAGCGGCATCGTCTGATGCGACTTGTATCACATCTTCTACTTTACCATCCATTGTGTTCTGATAGTAGGATGTTTTCCACCCATACTTATATGTATTCAATAAATCTCTGGCCATTACAGATACAGGCACTTCGTTATTGTCATAGTTTTCAGGATTGTATGACCAGTTACCACTAATACCTTGGTCAAAGAACTTCTGCATCACTGCAACAATATTGATATAACCTGTATTGTCTGGCATATCCCATAACAAGGTGTATGCACTTTTAAGGTGTGAGTATTGAGGCACGATTTGTTTCAGTGTTCCTTTCTTACTCTTCTTAACTGACAAGTAATCTCTAGGTGGTTCTATACCATTTGTTGCGTTTGATGATACACTAGATGACTCACTTGGCATTTGTGCTGTCAATGTTGAATGTCTTAATCCATGTGTCAATATTTCTGCCCTTAGTTTCTCCCAATCCATCTTGTATTCTGGTTTTACAATCTCATCTACATCTTTTTTGTAAGTGTCTATTGGTAAGATGCCTTGACTATACTTTGTTCTATCAAAGTAATCGCATTTACCTTTTTCTTTTGCAATTTCATTACTTGATTTGAGTAGATAGTATTGGAACTTTTCAGTAAGTTCGTGGACGAGATTCCAGGCGTTCTGGTCACCATATTTGACTCTATTTTTCGCCAGATAGTGTGCAAGACCAATATAACCAATACCTAAACTTCTTCTTGCACGAGTAGACAATTCGGCAGCAGAAACAGGATATTCTTGATAGTCAATCAACTCTTCTAAACCTCTCACTGCAAGGTCACAAATCTCTTCTAGTTCTTCATCTTTGACTACACCTACATTGACAGCAGATAAGATACATAATGCAATCTCACCTGCATGGTCATCAATATGTTGTATTGGGTCTGTAGGCAATGTAATCTCTTGACATAGATTACTCATGTTCACTTTGTCTAAGAATGAACTATGAGTATTACTATGGTCTATATTCATGATATAGATTCTGCCAGTCTCCGCCCTCTCTTTGAGTAAATCTGTAATCAGTTCTCTTGCACTAATCCTTTTCTTAGGAATAGAATATGCGTTCTCATATTTCTCATACATCTCATCAAATGTATCGGTACCAAATGCCTCGTATAGACCAGGCACATCATGAGGACTGAACAAAGTTATCTCTTCATTATTCAGAAATCTTTTGTAGAATAATTCTGATAACTGAATACTGTAATCTAGTTTTCTAACTCTGTTGTCTTCTGTTCCCTTGTTGTTCTTTAGAACAATAATATCTTCTATCTCTTGATGCCAGATAGGAAAATGAACTGTTGCACTTCCACCTCTTACACCATTCTGAGTGCAACATCTTACAGTTGCCTCGAACTTCTTCAAGAATGGTATAACACCTGTGTGTTGCACTTCACCACCTCTAATCTTTGCACCAAGACCTCTAACTCTTCCTGCGTTGATACCAATACCTGCCCTTTGGGCGACATATCGACCAATCGCCATATCACTGGCGAATAGTGAATCTAATGAATCATCACTATCGACTAGAACACATGATGCAAATTGTTTCAATGGTGTTCTCACACCTGCCATGATAGGCGTAGGTATGTTTATCTTGAACTGAGATGTTGCATCATAATATTTTTTGATGTATGCAAGTCTGACATCTTTATCATAGTTTCTAAACAATGTCATTGCAATCAACATATACATGAACTGTGGTGTTTCAAATAATGTTCCTGTTGACCTATCTTGAATTAGATACTTGTCTACTACTTGTTGTAAACCTGCATATGTAAATTCATAATCTCTACTATGTCTTAGATAACTGTTTAACTTTTCGTATTCTTTATCTGTATAATCATTAAGTAAATCTTCTGTATACAAATCTTTCTCAACATTTCTCTCTACAATATCTTTGAGTGGTGGATAAATCTCACTATCTTTCCACTTTGTATTGAATACTTGTTTTTGAACTGCAAAGAGTAAAAGTCTGGCGGCAACAAATTGATAGTTTGGTGATTCTAAACTGATAAGGTCACTTGCACTTTTGACAAGTATCTTTTGTATCTCTTGTGTTGTAATACCATCATAGAATTGTAAACCACTATTCATCTCTACTAATGATTCTGATACACCTGTAATATTTCTACAGGACTTCTCAACCATTTTGTGAATCTTATCTAAATCTATTACTACTTTAGAACCGTCTGACTTTATAACTTTTATTTCTGAATTCATGTTTTTTTATACTCCACCAATTGTAATTTTGCTGAGAGACCTTTAACTGTATTACGATTGATGATTTCGACAACATCACTCTCACTCAAACCATTCATTATCATATCATTAATATCTTTACACTCTGCGATTCTCTTATCGTTCCATATGCACACACGATACCCGAGGTCTATGACCTCTTCAATCTTTTTAATTATCTCTGTATTGCGTGGTTCATTATCATATACGAGTATTGCGTTGTCTTTTATATCTTCTGGTATCTTCTTAAAATCACTTCCTGCAACTGCGATACTATTGGGAAGGAATAGACTATCTATGGGTCCCTCTGTCACATAGATTGTCTTTGTTCGGTCCACATTATTCAAATTAAAGATGAGTGGAACATCATCTCGAAATCTGAGTGTAAGATATCTGAGTGACGAATCATTGATTGCACGACCAGATACCCCAATCAGTTTCCCATTCTCATCGTAGAATGGTAATACTATTCTTGGGTCTTTACCCAAAACTCTGTCTTTGTATCTTGTTTGTGATAACAGACTTAGAGTTTGTGCTTGTGGTACAAACCACAAGTCTTTCATGGCAAACTCGGGCACCTTTCTATCTAGTAGATATTGGCGTGCCTCATGTTTCTCGACAACAGGAAAGGCAATCGCTTCAAGCATAGTCTTTTCTCCTTTCGTGGTCTCATTTTTATTTAGAATATCTGTTCGTGGAGTGAACTTAAATTTGTCACTTGATGGCATCTTTCTTTTAGGTTTATGACCTTTCTCTGAAAGATACTCTTTTAGATATTCTCTATGAACTGTAGGAAAGTTCTCTTTGATAAAGTTTACACTTGAAGTAGTCTTTCCACAGTTGTGGCATTTGTAGATGAACGATTGTTCTTTTACAAAATGATAACCTCTGGACTTATATAGGTTCTTTTGAGAGTCACCGCAATAGGGACAGCGATGATTCAATGTGTTTTCATTGACCCATTTTGACCTGTCGAGATTCGCCATAACCATCGACAAATATTTTCGCTCTAACCATAACATTACTATTCATTATACAGTAATGTGGTCTATTTGTCTACTTGGTTTTATCTACTTTTGGGAGTTTATTTTTAGGCACTTGAATGACATATCTGTTCTCAACAACCTTTGGTTTCTCTTGTTCAACTCGTCTTGCAATCAGACCAGTTGTTGATACCAATAATAGAACTGCAAGTGGGTCAAACACAAAGATGAGTGCATATATTACCCACCTTACAGCGTTATCAAGATACTTAACAGACTCTTCTTCCCCATATATCACTTCTGCAACATACTTGATTGGGCCAATCTCCGCTTCTTGTTCTAATTGCAATCTTTGTAGAGGAAGTTTATCTTCGTTTAATTTTACTATATCACCTATGAGTATGTCAACATCATTTGCGATTTCTTTTCTCTCATCCTGTTGTCTTCTATCAATGTAATTTCTATCTTGTGGTCTTGCAGTGTTGATGATGTTATCTAAACCTGCAACTCTATCTTCTAATCTCTGTAGTTGCGCCTCTTTAGATTCTATTCTCTTGTCGATGATTGACATCTCTAATGAGTATGAATCACCAACTAATGTAGTTTCTATGTTCGCCTTAGATAGATAGCCAAATATACCAAGTGATGTTATCAACATGAGTATCGCAACTGCCGACACCAAATAGTATTTCATGTAGTTTAGTTTATCCCATGCGAGATGCAAGAAGGCGGCAGTCACTAACTTACCAAACTCTAATGCACTCATCATGACTATAGTTCCCATATATGCACCTGCAAATATAGTTGCCATACCTAATATTGAAAAGTAAGCGGCGATACCTGCAATACCTATAGAGGTAAATAGGGCTAGCCAATTTAAAAATTTTAACATACTTAGTGGTCGTATCGTTTGAGAATTCGTGTGTAGAGTGCCTTAGAATCTTGTTTATTCTTTCTAAGATATTTACTTCTACTTCTCACTAAAGGCGTGTCTGTTGATACAGCACTTCCTGTAGAATTCACTGGCGCATCTTCATCTATGATATTGTTATGTGCTTCCCAATCGAGTATATACTCCATCATATCATCTGCAAGTTTATAACCTGCTGTTTTATCACTAGGATAGTGAATACCTGCGTTCACTCTTCCCTGTCCTGATTTGTCTGCCATCTTAAACAATTGGTCTTGATGTGCAGGATAAATCTTACTATAATAATTTGATACTACTTTCGCCTGTAATGCATGATTACTAGGATATGCAGGCGAGTGTGCAGTAGGTGTATCTAAGAACTTCATAGGTTTGCCCATTTTCTCTGCAATCACATATGGTCTTGGTCGCATATGTTTGTTCTTGAAGTGTCTTCCTACATTTCTTGCACTTTTTATTAACAGTTCCATAAAGTTCTCGTTGAACTCTAAGTCATTGTCTTCCATGTATTCTTTGATATAGTATGATGTGTCATCATCTGTATCAATGTATTCTTTCTTCTCTTGGTCAGATAAGTTTTGTATCTTTTTACTCATCTCTTCAATTTCTTTCTTTGTTTCTTTTGATGTGTTAGATGGTGGGTTTGGTATACTCAACTCATCTAAACATTTGATGTCAAAGAATTTACCAAGTTCTTTTTTCTTAACATCTTTTGCAGTAAATTGTGATTTAAGACTGTCTAACTTTTGCACTGACTCGATAAACATTTCATTCTGAATACCAAGTTTCTTGTCAATCGCCTTTGTTCCTTTCTCTACTGACTGACCCATTGACTCTGCCCATTTGACCATTCTCTCTTTCATTACTTTGCCGGCTTTTGTTTCACCTGCACTTTGTAATCCTGAGTATGTCAATGCGAGTGCAAGTCCTGTTGCACCACCCATCCAGATAGGAAGACCACCTGTTGCAAGACCTACAGATAATAAACCCATACCTTTTATACCATCAGGTGTGGCGATTAGTTCTCTGAAACCTGCCTCTCCGGCAAATGCCTGGGGAATAATCGTGAGGTCAAAATCTGATTCGATATCACCTGAAAATGACATTCTCAACCATTGACCAATTGCAAGTCCTGATACTGCAACAGCAGATAGTTTTGATAGTGCTGGGTTTGACTGCATGAATTCATCAGTTTTGATGATACCTCTTTCTAACTTTTGAAACGATTTAGTGTCATGAATATATGCACCACCAACTGTAAGAGTTTTACCTACAGTTCTGAGTGTTCCCATTACAATTCTTGATGATGCGGATATAGAACCACCAATTGCCTTGACTGTATTGTAAACTGATGGTTGTTTAAATGCAATCTGTATTGTTTCTAAATCGGCACCAACTGCATCGATAACACTTCTGACATGTTGTTTTAAATCTTTGACTGTATCTGGAACAGTTTCATCTTCTTGACTTGCATCTGCACCATCAGAAACACCATCTGCATAATCATCTGCCTCTTTGTCTTCTGGTTCTTCTTCGCCTTGTTTCTTTGCAAGTGCCTTCTTTAATTGTTTTGTCTTTTGTGAATCAGGATGTGCCTTGATGTATTCTTGTTGTTTCTCTGGCGACATATCGAAGAACCATGCATCTTTCTTTTTTGTGTCTTCGAGTAGAATCTCTTCGCATACGAAATCTACAGTGTCACACCACTTTCTGTAATCTTCATCTATGTGATATAATACTTCTTCAATAAACATCTTCAGCAGTAAATAGAACTCTATCGTTGTCTATTCTTCCTTGATAAATGAGAATACCAAAACCAATACTATGTTCAGTAATGTCTGTTATTTCAGTCTTCTCTGGATAAATTTTAATTTCGCCTGACTCATCAAAGTTCTGTTTATGTTGTCTTCTTAATCTATAAACATCTTGTAAAGGTATCTTACCAACATCAGAAGCTTCTGATATCATTTCTGGTGTAAACACTTCTTCTTCTTTGAGTAGTTTATAGAAGTCTTCAAACAATTGGTCTGCTTGTTCTGAGTCTAGATTTGTTTCTTCTTTGAGTAATGCGAGTGCAACGGCATATGATGCAAAGGCAGTTTTACCAAATGGCACCATTCTGATTAGTTTCTTTAGATTGAATACTAATCTATGTAAAGGTGTGAGTGATGCCTTCTCTTCTTTTGTCTTTGGTTTGTTCTCTATGAATTGATTCTCTGCGGTAGGATGAGGAATCTTTTTGATTCTATTGCCGTTCTGGTCTATAAACCCAAACTTATACGCAGGAGTTTTTTTGAAATCTGTTGTCAACATCTTCAAAATCCTGAATACGATTAAACTGTCTATTACTCTTCCGACCATATATCTATTTATGCAATCTAAACGACTACAGTTCTCTTAGTCGTTGTGCTAATTTCTCATCTATGGGATAATCTATCAACCAACCTTCTTCAATCAAGTCGAGGTATAATAACATTGTTTTGATTGATGACCAATGTTGTTCATCTTTGATTTTGAATTCTAACATTCTCATGCATGGTTCGTAACCGAATACATTGAATAGGCAGATGATATGGTTTAACATGAGGCGTTCTCTCAGTTCACCATTTTCGTGATAACGATGTAGTAATCGTTTTAGATAACGAAACCTTCGCAAGTCTTCATTGAAGTCCTCAATGTCTTCACATTGGGGGTCATCGTAATGTTTTTGTGCGAAAGCGTTAAAGTTTTTTGCTGTGATTTTGTCAAATAGACCCATAATATAATAAGTTGAATTGTTAATTAGTCTACCAGTATATAGGTAGACTAATCACAAGTGTCCTTAAACTAAAGAACCGTAAACTTTGAACGAACCTGATTCTAGTTGTTCGTATTTTACTTTTAGAGAAACTATTTTCTCTTCTTTATCTAATTGGTCAAATGGTGTATCAACTGATTTACCAATTGTTTCACCATATTGTGAGAACTCTAAATTCATCTCACCTGAACCTGAGAACTCTTCTTCTTGAACTTCGCCATGACCTTCAACAGAATGTTTTCTTGCAAGGCCCAATAGTGATAATTTAGATTCCATTTGTGCGACAGCAGCTTTTGGATTCAAAAACTCTGATACTGCAACATGACCTAAGATTGCATTTACTTTGTTCTTAACTGCTTGGTCAGTAATATCAAAAGGAATTTTTTCTGATGATAGACCTGCACCATCAAATCCTTCGATATGTTCTTCTGTTATAAATTCTTTAAATGATTTCATAATACTATCCTGATATTGCGACACCAACACCTAAAACTTCTGCGTTGGCGGCGAAGATTTCATCAGAGGCGTCTTTAGACACTATCTCTGATGAATTTGCCTTCAATGTGAAAGTTCCTATGAGCGTATTTGATGAATTTTCAACCGAAACTAATCTATCAGTTGCGCCTGAATTTACTAATCTAACTGCTGTAGAACTACCGAAATTTGAACCATTTCCTGAACTTGTTCCACATGCAGCTTCTGAACCTAATACTTTAATTCTCATAATAATCTTTCCCTATTAAGCGGCGACTGTTATTGTGCCGGCTGCTGTTCCAATTGCACCACTGTTTGTTATAGTTGCGTTACCACCACCAGCAGTGTCAACAATAGTTCCACCATTTAGTGAAATTGCGTTTGCACCAATACTTAATACATCACCTGCATCTGTAGCTGCATTGTTAGCACCTATTGCGAGTGAGAATACAAGTTCGTTGGTTGTTGAACCACTTGCGTATGATAATGTGTGGTTTGCATTGTTATCATTAACAACAGTTAATTGTGGTGTTCCTGAAACAGTCACATTTTCGTTAAAGAATACTTTAACTGATAGTGTTCCACCCTCTGACTTATCAAATGCTGTAGAAACAAAATCAATTTCAGTGATGTCTGCCTGTCCGATACCAACAGCAAGGTCAGCACCAGTAGCGACTAAAATCTCTTCAAGATTTCTTGAACCAACTGTTTTCTTTAAAACCCAACCTTCAGGTTTTGCGATACAGTTCTTCTTGTCAGCAGTAGATAAGTATTTTGGTTTTGACTCATCTGAGTCTGATACTCCCCATAATGCCATTTTTTTCTCCTCTTTTACTTATTTTGCATATTTCAGCACTGTATTGAATACCTTACTGAAATTGCTTTTATCTTTTTGTAATAGTTGTAAGTATTTAGTTCGAATTGGCGCTCTAAGTTTCATTAAAGTGTCATGAACTTTGACTGCATCTGCATTTTTTACCTTGATTTTCTTCATATCATCTGTTCTGACTTCACCATCTTTGTTGCCGTCTTTGAACTTACGAAGTTGCATCAACATATTCGCATCTGGTCTGTTTTGCACACCTTTTGCCTTAGATTGCATCGCATCAAGAGCTCTTTGATAAACTTCATCTTCTTGAGCTTCTGAATACTTACCCTTTGCCATTGTAGAAATTTTTTCTAATTTGGCTTTTAAGTCTTTCTCGTTCTTTGCCTGTGCAACAGCACGAGCGACTTTCTTATTGCCTGCATCTGACATCATGCCAAAGTCAGCAATTTTCTCCATAATCTTGTTGACTTGACCTGCCTGTTTTTTGACATAACCAAGTTTCAACAATTTCTTTTTGAAACTTTTTCTTCTTGCATCAGTAGTAAGAATCTTTTCTACTTGTGCATCTGTTAATTCTTTTGCCATTACTTATTTGGCATATTCGCATGTTTCTTTGCGAGTGCCTCTTTCTCTCTTTTATGAGTTTGTGCTAATCTCTGTTTCTCTCTTGCCTTTTGAACTGCATCTTCCCACATCACACGATATGCATCTTGTGGATTAGGGTCTAGACTCTCTATCTTAATTGATTGGAATCTTTTTCTTTTAATATTACCTC